GTTTTTATTTGCTTATCTGTGTTTTTATTTGTTTTATAAAAGAAAAAGGTGGCACGAAGCCACCTTAATCAAGAAAATATGAAAACACTAATTAGTAGAATTATGTTGTAGTTGGGAATGTTCCCGCCTTATTTGTAAATCCTGTATTGTCAAATGGTGCTGTTGTGTAATCTTCTAACATTGCAAATGGTTGACTTTCTAAACCTGAAAAGTTAAGAGTATAACCTGACCTGTCACCAAATGCGGCACCACTTTCAGCAGTACCAGTATCTAAAGACATTCCATTTACCATTCCCATTGCAACTATTATATCATGACCATTTGCTAGCTGTGCATTAAGTTGTGCAAAGATTCTTACTTGTGTACTACCTAAAAGCTTTAATTCTTGCTGGTCTGAATGACTTAAACCATTATAAACAAGATTGACAGTTGGTGTGTAAAAAATCGTACCCGCATCTGTGTTACCTGTAACAGTATCTAGAATTGTCGTTGAACCTCTAGGCACAGCATAACGATATATTGTATTACCACCAAAATCAATAGTATCAATTACTGATTTATCAACTGCATCATAAGCGAAGCTAGCTATTTCATCATATACAGAAAAGTATATGTACCTAACACCGCCACTCGTTCTAGAGCAATCGAGGCCGCGCCCCTTAGTTAAATTTGTACATGCCATTTTTAATTTGTTTTAAAAGTTAAAAACAGGGGGTTTTTACGCCCCCTATTTGTTTTATTATGATTGTCTTACAATATCTGCACCGACTCCAGTTTGTACACCTGCTGAATATCTACCTACAAGCCTAATTACATCACTCCCACTTACAGAACTCATATCTAGTAAACTAATACGCGTACTATCCGAAAGTAAATCCGTGCCGAAGAACATGTTTGATTTTTGTCCAGCTACAAGCTGATTGTCAGGCATTCCTGGACAAACTGCGATTTTATAGCCTTCAAAAACTGGCTCATAATCTCCGTTCATTTGATATGCATTAACATATCCTAAAGTAGACACTGCTGAAATATACATAGCATAAGTCTTAGGATTCATATATATATGTGTATCTTCTTTAGATAATATGTTAGGCACATTTGCCGCCATATCAGTTGTTAATGTTTGTAAATTTGTAATTATATTCGTAACTGTATAAGCAGCTGAAGCTGATGATTGTATTACTGTTGCATCAACACCAGGTAAAAGTAAACCTGTTACTGCTCCTAAGAATCCATTGAATTTACCAGCAACTGCTGTTCCACTCCATATTGAATCTTCAGTAGCTTGTGCTATAATTTCCCCAATGTAGCTAATTACATAATCATCAAAAGATGCAGGCGCACCAGCATCAACTCCTGCCCTCATTTGTAAAGCTTCCCATGAAGTTGTTAATTCCTCCTTACAAATGTCAAGGTTTACCATCAACCTCTTAGGGGTTAAAGTTTTTTCAGTTAAAGCAAGATTACCTGCTGAAACATAATTACACGCGTTGTCCACCACAAGTGCTGAACCTTCCATACGTTGTACGTTAGTTTTATATTTTATATTTTCTATCATTGTTACATAATCCAATGATTTTGCTTCTTTTAAAGCTGCGGATATGTAGAATCCTGCTGCCTTGCCGTTGAAGTTCGGTTGAGTTACACTAAATGCCATAAGTTATTGATTTTAAGTTAGTTATATTATTTATATTATTTATTTAAGTTGTATAAAAACCTTTCTTGTTTAGATAGTTTCTTATAATCTTTTTTTGTTAAAGCAGGTCTATCAGCACTAAACTTGTTAGTATTTACAGGACTGTCAGCTGGTTTAGCTTCTAGTTCTGTTTTTAATTTTTCGTTTTCTGCTTTTAAGCTGTCAAAATCTTCTTTTGAAAATTCAACCACTTCTGTTGTTTTTATTGTCTTAGGTTTGTCAGATACTTCTTCAGCTGTTTCTTCACTCATTTCTTCAACTTCATCATCACCACCTTCTTTAGCTTCTTTAAGTTTTGCAACTGCAATTTCAAGATTTTCAATTCTTTTTTCCATTCCTTTCCAATCAGCAACATCAGCTTCTTCATAATCTTCTTTATCATCTTCTTCTTTAGCCATTTCTTCTTCTTTTGGTGTTTCTTCTTCTTCAGATTCGCTTTCAATAATTTCTGATATTATACCTTCATCTACAATTCTAAAGCTTACACCAGTATCTAATTTGTACGTTCCTGCTGGTACAGGTATAGTTGTACCATCTTCCAAAAGCACAGAAATATCAACACCGTTTTCAAGTTCTTCAGCAGTAGATACAAATATTGTACCACCATCTTCTGACTTTGCTTGCCATGCTAAATTTATTTCTTTTTCTTCAAGACCCAATGCTTGTTTTATTTGTTTTTTTAAATCCATAATTTCTT